TCATCGACACCGACACCAGGATCGAAACCTTCGGCAGTCTCAATGATGTCGCCGCCCTGTTCGGAACGACGGCTCCCGAGTACGAGGCCGCCGCCCTGTTCTTCGGCCAGGCGCCGCAGCCGACGCAGCTCTATATCGGCCGCTGGGCGCAGGCGGCGACGTCCGGCCGCAACTTCGGCGGCATCCTGAGCGCCAGCCAGAAGCTGCTTTCGGCCTGGACCTCGATCACGACGGGCGCTTTCCACATCCCCGTCGATGGCGTGACCAAGACCGTCAGCAGCCTAGACTTCAGCGCCGCGACCAACCTGAACGACGTCGCCGCCATCATCGACAGTTCCCTGACCGGCGCGTCGGTCACCTGGGACGGCAATCGCTTCGTCATTAAGTCCGACAGCACCGGCGCGGCCTCGGTGGTCGGATACGCCAGCGCGCCGGGAACCGGGGTCGATATCTCCGACATGCTGAAACTGCAGCAGGCCGATGGCGCCCGTCTGGTCGCCGGCATCGTCGCCGAAACCGCCCTGCAGGCACTGACCAAGATCGACGGCATGACGACCTACTTCTACGGCGTCATGTTCGCGTCAACGCATCTGGTCGACGCCGATCGTGTCGCAATTGCAGGTTATGTTCAGGGCGCGGCCCTTCCCCACCTTTTCGGCATCACCGTCAGCGACACCGGCGCGATGGACCCCACGGACACGACCGATATCGGCTCGGTCCTGGCGGCGGCGGGATATACGCGCACCTTCGGTCAATACAGCCAAACGCCGTATGCCGTAGCCTCGGCGTTCGGCCGGCTGCTCACCGTGGATTTCGACGCCAACAACAGCGTGATCTCGCTGATGTATAAGCAGGAGCCCGGCGTCACCGCCGAGACGCTGACGAGCGAACAGGCCGCCGCGCTGGACGCAAAACGTTACAACTACTTCGTCAACTACGACAACAACACGGCGATCCTCCAGAACGGGGCCTGTTTCGGCCAAGCCTATATCGACGAAATCTTCGGGACGGACTGGCTGTCCAACCGCATCCAGACCGACGTCTTCAATGTCCTCTACGGGTCCGGCTCCAAGGTGCCACAGACCGACGCTGGTAATGCGCTCCTTGCCGCGGCGATCACCTCGAGCTGCGCGGCGGCGGTGAACAATGGTCTCCTCGCGCCGGGAACCTGGACCGGAGACAGCTTCGGCCAGCTGAAGAACGGAGATTTCATGTCGACGGGCTTCTACGTCTACGTCCCGCCGGTCTCGCAGCAGGCCACGGCCGACCGCGCCGCACGCAAGTCGGTCGCCTTCCAGGTCGCCGCGAAACTCGCCGGGGCGGTGGATACCGTCGACATCTCGATCAACGTCAACCGCTGAGGACATCACGATGGCCACCTATTCCTTCCTGTCCGTCCAGGCCAGCATCGTCGGGCCGGGCGGCGCCTTCTCTCTCGGCTCGGGCGCCGGGGCCTCGGAAGAGGGCATCTCGATCGCCTACAACGAAGAGAGCAACACCATGACCACGGGCGCCGATGGCGAGGTCATGCATAGCCTCAACGCCACGAAGTCCGGCAAGATCACGGTGCGGCTCCTGAAGACCTCTCCGACCAATCAGAAGCTGTCGCTGATGTTCAACCTCCAGCGCGCATCGCCGGCTCTTCATGGCCAGAACGTCATCACCATCCAGGACACCAACCGGGGCGATCTCGTGGTCGGCCGCGAGGTCGCTTTCAGCAAGGGCCCGGACCTCAACTATGGCAAGTCGGCTGGCGTCGTCGAATGGGTCTTCGATGGCGGCAAGATCGACGAGCTGCTCGGCTCCGGCAGCGCGGCGGCCTGACCATGGTTGAGTTCACCATCGGCGCCATCAAGTACCGGACGCGCCCGCTTGATGCGTTCAAGCAGTTCCACGTCTCGCGCCGATTGATCCCGGTGCTGGGCGAGCTCGCCAAGCTGTTCACCCCTCGCGACGGCGCGCTGCCGATGGTGGGCAAGGATGATCTTCCGTCCGCAATCGTGACCGTCGGCGGCGCGATCAGCCAGATGTCGGACGCCGACTCCGAGTACGTGCTCAGGACCTGCATGTCGGTCTGTGACCGCGAGATCGCCGGGGGCGTCGGCTGGGGGGCGGTGATCAACCCCGCCGGCGCGCTGATGTACGAGGACATCGGCATGGCGGGGATGATGCAAATCGCCTTTCAGGTCATCCAGGAGAACCTCGCCAGTTTTTTCGCCGCACTCCCGTCGAGCTCGGCGGGGTCGGAGGCGGAGCCGGGGACGTTGACCTCGTAACGCTGCCCGACGACGAGGACTGGCTGCTGCGCCCGGTGATGCGCGGCATGTGCCGCTACGAGAGCCTGAAGGACGGCTCTCTTGATCTCGCCGATATCGCTTTGATGAACGACGCCATCGACGTCGAAACCGAAAACCAGCGCCGTCTCAGAGACGCGGAAGTCGAGGAGGGGAGGCGACAATGAACGCTGAAGTCCTCCAGGAATTCCTCGTCGCGCTCGGCTTCAAGGTCGATGAATCCGGGCTGAAGAAGTTCAACCTTCAAGTCGGTAATGCCGAAAAGATAGTGGCCTCCCTCGCCAAGGCCGTGACGGCGATGGCGGTGACGGTGGTCGCCGGGGTGGTGAAGGTCTCCGACCAGTTCGAGGACCTCTACTACGCGTCACAGCGGCTTCACGCCTCGGTCACCAACATCAAGGCCTACGACTACGCGATCAGCCAGGTCGGCGGCACCGCGAAAGGCGCCCGCGGCGCGCTGGAGGGCATCGCCTCCTTCATGCGCTCCAACCCCGGCGGCGAGCGCTTCATCGCAAGCCTGGGCGTCCAGACCCGCGACGCCAATGGCAATCTCCGCGACACCGTAGACATCATGCGCGACCTCGGCGTCCAGTTCCGGCACATGCCGTACTGGGTCGCCAAGGCTCGGGCGAACATGCTGGGCATCGACGAGACCACGCTTCAGGCGATGATGCGTGACAGCGACAAGTTCTTCAGCGAGTACCGCCAAAACGTCCAGGCGGTTGGCGTCGACCAGCAGGCGGCTGCTGAGGCCTCGAAGAACTTCATGCAGCAGCTCCGCTCCTATTGGGCGGAGAGTGGGATCATCTTTGGCGGCGCCCTGCTTAAAATGCAGGAATTGGCGACCTCTCCTTATTGGAAGCAATTCTCTGGCGAAACCGATAAGGTAAGCCAGAAAACGAACGAACTCGCCGATGCGTTCGCTGGTCTCTGGGAGGTTATCGGGCCTGGCGTCAAGACCGTATTGACGGTTGGGCTGCACGTCGCGCTTCAGCAGACGGCAAATCTACTCGATCAGATCACTGCTGGGTTGAAGTTCGTCGTCGATCTTGCCCACGGCAATTGGGGTGCGGCAGGCCAAGATTACGTGAGATGGGCAAAGGCGCAGAACGGCCTGCAAGATGCGGGCGGTGGCGCTGCTGCGCCCCGAGCATCCGGTCCAAGGTCGTCGCCGATCTCCCCGGCTGAGATCGCGAAGAAGACAGTCGGCCTCGGCGATCAAGCCATGGCCTTCTTCCAGTCCAAGGGCTGGACCCGTGCCCAGGCCGCCGGGATCGTCGCCAGCTTGGCCCGAGAAAGCTCGTTCAATGCCGGGGCCATCGGCGATCACGGCCGCGCCTTCGGTCTCGGCCAATGGCATGCCGACCGTCAGGCCGCGTTCAAGCGTTGGGCGGGCAAGGATATCCGGCAGTCGTCCTTCGCGGAGCAGCTCGCCTTCGTGCAGTATGAGCTCACGCAAGGCATGGAGAGGCGCGCCGGCGGTCTCCTCAAGGGCGCCGGGGATGCGGCCTCCGCAGCGCGGCTGATCACCGCCATGTACGAGCGGCCGGCCGATATCACCGGCGAGGGCAATATCCGCGCCCGGATCGCGCAGAACTGGTTCAACCGGCCGCTGGGTGGCGCCGGTGGCGCAAGCGTCGCGATCAACCAGAAGACCGAAATCAAGGTCTACGGCTCGGACGCGCAAGCTACTGGCCGCGCCGTCGCGTCTGAGCAGAACAACGTGAACGGCAATCTGGTCCGCAACACCATGGGCGCCGTGCGCTGATGGCCGATCTGGTCACGATCCGTCCGAAACGCAGCCTGGGCGGCTTCGTCGCCCAGATCGTGGTCGAGGAACAGCACGACGACGAGCTCACGATCACGGAACATCCCGTCGAGACCGGCGCGGCGATCACTGACCACGCCTACAAGAACCCGGCCAAGCTGCGGCTTGTCTATGGCTGGTCGAATTCCAGCCTCAAGGCGGCGGGATCGCCTAACTACGTGAAAGAGGTCTACGCCAACCTTCTGACCCTGCAGGAGACGCGCCAGCCGTTCGACATCCTCACCGGCAAGCGCAAGTACACCGACATGCTCGTTCAGAGCCTCTCGGTTCTGACCGAGGCCAAGACCGAGCATTCGCTGATGGTCACCGCGAGCTGCCGCCAGATCATCATCGTCCCGACGCAGCTCACCAAGGTTCCGGACTCCTCGGTGCATGCGGATGCGTCCAAGACCGGGGCGACGTCGAACACCGGAACGAAACAGCCGGTCCCGGCCACGGGCGCGAACACGGCGGCGATTGTGACAGCGACTGGAGGCTGAGGTGGCGGTCTATGAGATCCCGCTCAGCGCCGAGGCGCAGACGTTCCGTATCCAACTCGCCGGCGTCACCTACCGGATGACCCTGCGCTGGACCGCCGCCTCCGAGGGCGGCTGGGTGCTGGACATCTCCGACAGCACCGATGTCCCAGTCGTGCAGGGCATCCCGCTGATCACCGGCGCGGACCTCCTCGCCCAATATCGTCACCTCGGCTTCAGCGGCTCCTTGGTGGTGCAGACCGACTACGACCCCGACACGACGCCGACCTACGCGAACCTTGGATCGACCTCGCACCTCTACTTCGTCACGGCCTGACCGATGGCCGATCAGTACCTGCGCAAGGTCTCGCTGGTCGTCGCCGATCAGTCCGGATCAGGCCTCGACCTCTCCGAACTGCGGATCAAGTTCGTGGTCAAACAGTGGGACATCCAGACCCCGAACAGCCTGTCGGCGCGGGTCTACAACGTCTCCGACCAGACCGCTCAGTTGGTCAAGGACGAGTTCACCCGCGTCGTGCTCCAGGCCGGCTACGACGGCGGTAACTATGGCGTCATCTTCGACGGCACCATCGTGCAGGCCCGGCGCGGCCGCGAAAGCGCGACCGACACCTATCTCGACATCCTCGCCGCTGATGGTGACGAGGCCTACAACTTCGCGATCCTGAACGCGAGCCTGGCTGCAGGCGCGACGCCGAAGGACCGGGCCGACCTGTCGTTCAAGGCGATGGCCGAACACAATGTCGGGACCGGCTACATCGCTGATCTCAGCGGCGGCGGTCTGCCTCGCGGCAAGGTCATGTTCGGCATGGCAAGGGACGAGCTGCGCAAGATCGCGGCCACGACAGGAACGACCTGGAGCATCCAGGACGGGAAGGTCCAGATCGTGCCGGTGACCAGCTACCTCCCGGGCGAGGCGGTTGTCCTGACGGCGCGTACCGGCATGATCGGGCTCCCGGAACAGACGGCCGACGGCATCAAGGTCAGAAGCCTGTTGAACCCGAGGATCAAGTCGGCCGCCCGCGTCCAGATCGACAACAAGTCCATCCAGAACGCCGAGCTCGACCTTCGCTATACCGCGATCAACTTCTTCCCACGGGTCACCGACGACGGCTTCTATCGCGTCATCGCCGTCGACCACAGCGGCGATACCAGGGGCAACGACTTCTACTCCGACATGATCTGCA